TGGTGCATGATCGCTGTAGCGCTGACTCTTGGCGAGTTTGACGATACTTCGGTCAATCTTGCCTTCACGACCACTGGTGGCGGCGCACTCGACATTTCCACGGCAACGATTGACGTGTACCTGAAGACCGCCGCGGGGATTCTCGACTCCGATGCCTCCACCAAGCATTACAGCTCTACGGGTGGCAGCCCTGCCATCACCATCACCAATGGGCCTGGTGGCCTGGCTACCTGCCAGATCCCCGCCGCGGACATCGTAAGCGCTGGCTTCACGTTCTGGAAGGCAGTTGTCACCATCGGCGGCAAGCGCAACACGGCTATGTACGGCAACGTCACAACCACTCTGCTGTAAAAGCGAGGCCAGAGGCAATGACCGAAACAGAGGCAGTGTTTTATGAGCTTGAGCTTGACGCGGCGTGGGCAGCGTCACAGCAGATGAAGGCAGAGAATGAGCAGTGGCGGAAAGTGGCCCAGACTGAGAAGCAATACAGGCTAGAATACGCAACTCGTTCCGATGGCTATGCGCACATCGCCGCCGTTATCCAGCACTTGAGGTCATACGACATCACCCGCGACGAGGCGCTTGAGCAGATTACCGAACTGGTCAACAAGACCAATGACAAGCTAAAGGCTGGCAGAATAGATGGCTGACCGCGTTAAGCTCGTTGAGTTCGATATCCCGCCGCAGGCTGGCGCCACGATGGATGATGTCATGGACGAAATGAAGATGCGCCGGTTCTTTCATCACCAGGGCGCCACCTTCCCGGGCGACATAGAGATTGATGTAACGCCATACGGCGATGCCACCACGACTGGCTACCTGGTGTGCATCTGGGAACAGCCAAATCTGCCAGACGAGCCTATGCCTGAGCCGGTCTGACATGGCGTACAACTTCGTGACAGTGCAAGGCAAGTACCAGGATGGCTCGGGTAACGCGGCAGTCGGCCGCGTTGAGTGGTTCCCGACAAACCCCATCGTGGACACGGCGCTGCACGTGACCATCGCTCCCCCGGTTACCCAGCTCTCGCTTGACTCTACGGGCATGTTCGCCGCTGTACTGCTGGCAACCGACAACGCCAATATAGGCGTGTTCGGCTGGGCGTTTATACCGCACATCGCTGGCGTGCCAGATGATACCCAGTACATGCAGGTCAAGTTTGCCAGTGGTGCCACACAGCAGCTTGACACACTGCCAGTGTTCCTCTTCCCATAATAAGCATGCTTTTTTACCACCAGCGCTAAAGCATGCTTTTTATTCCCTGGCTTCATACAATAAGCATGCTTTTTTTCACCAGGCTTAAAGCATGCTTTTTCTTTCCCAGCCCTTTGGGACTGGTGCCAGAGTTATCATGATATCAATTCATTATCATGATATCAATTGATTGTCATGATTAGCATGTTTGTTAGCGCTTTATGATCGAGAGACGTGACACGCTGCCAGTGCGCTTTACCTCATGCCGCGTATGCGGCAAGATCTGCCAGGGTGGGATCTGCCCCGCGCACGCCGACGAGGCCAGAGCGCGCCGCGAGGCAGCCCGCACGCGGCCAGGGCCAAGCGCACGCGGCTACGGGCCAGCGTACAGGCAGGCCAAGGCCAAGCTAGCCAGCCAGCTAGGGGACGGACCTCGCAAAGCGGACGAACCTCGCATACGGGACATCTCGGACAGACCTCGCATACGGGACATCTCGGGCACACCGGGCATCCCTCACATACCGGGCACAGTGGGCATATCGGGCATATCGTGCGTCATCTGCCGTGAGCCCATCCCCATGGGTGACCCGTGGACCGCGGAGCACCTAGTGCCTCTGTCGCGTGGTGGGAGGTCAGAGCTGGCCAACCTAGGGCCAGCACATCCGCGCTGCAACTACGCGCGCCGCAGCACACGCTAGGCACCCCATCCGCGGCGCCTCTGTAGGTCACCAGAGCGATGCCAGCACTGACCCGGTACCCTAGTGACCCCCCAGAGTTTGATCATGTTAGAATCGCTCTGTAAGTTACTAGTCAGTACCCCAAGGCACAAAAAAAGAGCCAGCCCGTAGGCTGGCTCTTGATCTCACCTCCTTACCGTCTATGCGGCTTCCTCTGGCTCTGTAGGCGCCTCTGGCGTGTCCGCTAGGGTCCAGTCTCCCCGCGTTGTCTCTGTCACCTCACCATGGCTCTTAAGCTTGGACAGGAGTACCCGCGTAGCCATGTATTTGGCTCCGATAGCTGCTGCCAGCTCTGACGCGCGCATGGTATCCGGATACGCTTCGGCTAGCTGGTCAAGGATGCCTGTCTGCCCTGCCTCCCGCGACCATCCATCTAGCAATTCCTCATCCGAATATTCAGTCCAGGTGACATCCTCTACACTCTCACTGTCCACGGTGTCAAGGAATTTGACCCGTGTCGAGTGATCCTCGCGGCTTCCCTCTAGTGTGTAGCGCACATTATGCGCGTTGCTATCATCCGCATCATTGGATTTATCCACGGACAGAATACGGATACGCTTATCAGTGTCACGTTCAACACGCAGCACTTGCCTAAGCGCTTGACGGATACCGGCCGACCCAGCCAGAGTCTTGCCATCCTTCGTCGTATGCATGGTGAGGATGGCAGCCGTACCCGTATCACCTAGCACATCGTTAAATGGGTTGATGAGTTTGCGCCGGATAATTTGCACGTCCGACTTAAGGTTTACCGTGGACACATCCGCCAGCACGTCAACAATCACCAGACGGACATCCCCAATTTCAAGGATTTTTTCCTCTAGTGCTGGCAATGACCCGGGTAGTTGGAACATACCCCCATCATGCTCTGTCATGTTATACACCTTGGACAGTACGGCACCAGATGCCAGCAACCGCCGTACAACCGTAGTCCGCGGATTATCCTCCGTCCTTACCATGAGGACGCTACCCGCTTTGACTCCCGCGGTTCCGTCTGGCCAGTCCAGGCCATTAGTGACGATATTCGCTAGCATGTCTTCAAGGAATCCCTTGGCGATGCCTTCGGCGCCAAATAGTCCCGTTGCTGTAGCGAAGGGGATCTTACCGGGCCATAGCCATTCAAGATCTTCCGGAGAGTAATCCGCAAAAGTTCGCAATTTTGCCATGTTGCACACCTTCCTAGTGTTTCCGATATCAGAGCACACGGCGCGCGCTAGGTTCACGCGCGCCATGCTCCCCGCCTACGGTGTTTTGTCTGCCTCTCCGTTATGATCTCCGGAATAGACACACTGGGTAGCGTTGGGCACACAGTGGCAGATAGCCTCACATGCCCAGCAGTCGTAAAGCCTTCCTGGCTCATGCGGGTAATCCGCATGCTGCGACTCCACTTGATCGCGCGCCATGCGCTCCACTTCATGCCAGAAAGCAGCGGACACTTCTACGTTGTACTGCTCTGCAAGGTCACTCCGCATATCGGTACCGTCATTGGGCACCCAGCCAACATCACTCATGAGGTCATCCTCTGAGTAATCGTCGCCATACTCACCAGACAGGCTAGGTGTGCGGACGGAATCCATAACCTCTGGGTCTCCGTCATCAATGCCCTTAAGCATCCGCGCGTAGGTCTCCCGGGTAGTGTTGCCATCGAACACCCAGGAAGCCGCGGCTTTCCCGTTGGTCTGCGCTTGACGCCATACGCGCGCCTCTGGCGTTGAAGGGTTGTATGGGCATCCGTCCGCGTTGACCTCTGCCCAACGCTCTGGCTCTGTGATGAATTCCATTACACATCCAATCCCAAGCGCTTGGCGTTGCTCTGTACTGCCTTGATTGATTCATCGGACGGACCTAGCGCGTAGCCTTCCATATGCATGAGGAAGGCTAGATGCCCACCTATGGCCTGTAGCGCTAGGTGTCTTCCTGCGTCCGCAGTACCGACGATGTGCGTCAGAGTACCGAGGTGCGTTGCTAGCGTGTGTGCGACTGCCGTAGGGTTCGCGGCGCCTATCCACGCGATACGCCATGCATCGCGCCATAGCGCGTCTTCTACATCCTGCGGAATCGTTGGATCTGACATCGTGCCATCCTTCCGTTTGGCTCCCGTATAGAGCACACAGCGCGCGCTAGGTTCACGCGCGCCATGCTCACCATGCGGATTAGTCTTGTTCGCGCGTCATGTAAGTGATGCGGCCCGCGGGTGACAGTTTCACGGTAACGGTTCCGGCCGGATGCTTGTAGTGTTCACCCGCTATATTCTCCACGTCGTAAGACACTGCGGCATCGCTCTGCGTCCGGTAACTGTGCGGCTTCCCGTCACTGTCAACGAAGGCCACGTCAAAACGTGGATTCCCGTAGTGGCTATTGACTAGCCGTGTAATTCCGGTAACGTGCATTCCGGTGAGTTCCATGGTGCTAGTTCCCTTCCATGGCGGCAGACATGCGCCGCGCTAGTTCCGGACTGCCACCCGGCCCTATTTCGTAACGGCCGATAGTGTTACCGTTTAGGTCTCTGACGTTACCGTCACCATAGCCAGACTGGATACGGTCGGCCACGTCTCGCAGGTAACCTGCGATAGCGTCCGGTCCACCTTCCACCGCATCCGCATTATCGAGATTGAGCATCAGCGTTAGCTGCACTGGTTTCCCTTCCTCTCTCGCTTGCCATGCTTCGTAACAGTCACGGTGTGCGCTACTGAATTGCTGGCCTGCCTTGACCCATACCCCATCATGGGTAATGGTAATGTGTGGCGAGTGGAGGCAACCACCATGCGCCACACATACGAAGCGGCCTAGTTCGCTAGCCTTCATGGGGTGCGATTCCATGTCAGTACGCCTCGCTTTCATCCCAGGTCTCCCCAGCGTTAGCCGGATCGAACCACTCAGGGGGAGTATGCGGAATCTCTAGCTGCTGATATCCGCATCCGCTCTCTTCCGCATCCGGATACGCTTTCTTGGCTTCGGCCAGCGTGGGGAATGAGTCAAGGAATGATCTCCGCTCTTGGCCTGCGAGCACACTGGACTCTGGGTATTCATCGTAACGATAAACGCCGTACTCATTCCGTGAGTACGTAGCGCCGGACGAAGGGTATTCAATCGCTGTGTAGCTCATGAACTGATCTGCCCTTCTGGTGAGCACCCAACGTAGATAGTCGGATGTGTGGCCTGGACTTCGTAGCCACCAACCCATCCGGCCACGTAGCCGGATGGAAGATCGAACTGCGGCCGGTAGTCATCCGGCCGGAATTCCTCGTTGTAACGCTCACAGATAGCGCGTAGCGCGGCTTCCTGCTGTGCTGTCATGTCATGCCCTCCTAGCTTGGGTACCGCGATGGTACCGCCGTAACGCTCCCACACAGAGCACACGGCGCCGTGTGTCGCACACGGCGCCATGCTCCCCACCTATGGGGTACCGCAGATGAGCTGGCCCGCGTTGGTGGTGACGTTGAATGCGTGCCATAGATAGAACATGCCCAGATGGTGCATCACTGCCAGCATGGACGGAACCTGGTGGCACATAGTCATGATCATGACATGCACTGAATTTCACCTCTCGGTTTATGCGGTTGGGTTATGCCACTTGCCTAATGCGCTCTACCTATGCGCATATGACGCGCTTATGCCACGGATGCATACTCCGCACATTAGGTAGACAACTGCAATTCAATTATCAAGATCCAATCGCAAGTCCGGCCGGTAGGTCAACCCTGGCCCCCAACTACGCACACACACACGACCTACACCAACCACACTACGCAGGTCTAGCTGTCTGTCAACTTCCAAGCGCCTCGCTAGCTGGTGTTTCTTGCGGTTGGTCGCACTGCCTAGGTCACTGCCTAGGTCACTGCCTAGGTCACTGCCTAGGTCACTGCCTTAGACATCCTCCGAGGTCAACCCCACCGCGGCCTAGTCCCGTCTGGCCAGCTCTGCCGTCTGGTGATCGTTTCGGTGTTTCCGCAGGTCAGCGCCCCGGGGAGGGGCCAAATCTTCATGATCAACTTCTCCCTGACCCGCGCTCTTAGTCATGCGCATATCAGCATGAAATTGACGCTCTATTGTGACTTTTAGGCGACTATTCGTAATTCTGCCCGTTTACCTGCAATTATAGCGCGTTATTCTGTGTTATATCATGGGGGGAAAGTGCTGACTATTGTCACTGGTGCCCCGGGTAGCGGCAAGACGACATATGTTCAGCGCCATGCCAAGCCGGGCGACATCATCATTGACTTTGACCTGATGGCAGAGGCGTTCGGTTCCCCGGTGGGTCACGGGCACAATGCGTCCATTACCGATGTCACTATCGCTGCGTGGCACGCAGCCGTCAATCAGGCAGTCCATTGCCATCGCCTTGGCTCCCGCGTGTGGATCGTGGACATGCGGCCACCGAAAACCAGGCGCCAGATGTATCACATTGCTGGCGCTAATATCTTGGAGATAGCCAGTGGCACGAGGCAGGCCACCTAAGCCCATTGAGCGGATCAGGGCAACCGCGCGTGACGCCACGCACAAGGCCGATGGCCGCGAGCTGGCCCGCACTCAGTACACGCTTCAGCGCCGCGCCCAGCTCCCCGTGCCGCCTGACGACCTGGGCGACCGCGGCACAACCGAGTGGGAAAAGATCTGGCTTGCGGGCTACTGGCTGAGCGACGAACAGGATTACCACTGGGTTGCCATCGTCGCCCGTGCCTACGATGACCTTGAGGCGTTCCGAGAGCGCGTCTCGCTGGACGGCCTGGTGCAGACCGGCATACACGGTGAGCCCGTCGCCCACCCGCTCATACGGGAAGCCAGGGCGGCAGAGGCCGTCATCATGAAAGCCCTGTCAACCATCGGCTTCTCACCGACCGACCGTGCCCGCCTCGGCCTCGCAGAGGTCAAGCGCCAGAGCGCGCTAGCCGACCTGAGCGCGAAGATGAAGAGCAAATGATCCACGCGGTTTATCTCTGGCTCGCAGGAGTCTTGCACGCTCTAGGGCTCGGCGCTAGACCTTACAGCAGTTCCGGCGTAATCCCGCGCACCCTGGAATTTCTTGGTATTGATAGCGTCAATGGGCGCTGGTATGCATTCTGGTCTGGCTTCGGTTCCGACATTAGCGAGTTTGGTCTCTTCGGCCTTCTCTGGATCACCTGGAAGCGGCACAACTGCCACAAGCCCTGGTGCCTGCGCATAGCGCGGCACACAATCGACAGAGACGGGCATCAAACCGTCTGGTGTCATAAACATATCAAGAGGCAATCGTGAAAGCACTGCTGATGAAACTACTCAGTCGCATTGGCAGGCGCGGCGCATTCCTGGTCTTCCTGACGATCCTTGATGCCGCCTATGGCTATAGCCTGCTTGCCGACGCGGGGGCCATCAAGTCCATTGACCTGTTTTTGCCGGTAACCGCATGGGGCATTATCTGGCTAACCGTCGCGGCGGTCTGCGCCACGGGAGTCTTCGCCAAAGGGGACTGGCCCCAGTACACCATAGCGTCTCTGCTAAAGGCCGTATGGGGCGGATTGTTCGTGCAGGTCTGGCTTGTCCAGGGGCTTCCGCGCGGCTGGGTCTCAGTAGTTATCTGGTTCGCCTTTGCGCTTACCGTCGCACTGGTGGGAGGCTGGCCCGAAAAGCATGCTTTCGCGCCGGATGAGAAGTCATGACCTCGGCAGAGATTGTCAGCATCCTTGGCACGGTCCTGGTTATCTTCATTGGTGCCTATACGCTCATCAGCTCGTTCAAGGCTAACCGGGAACAGGCCAAAGCCAAAAAGGAAGCCGTGGATGCCGACGCATACATGCGGGCCAAGGAAATCTATGAGGCGGCGCTAGCCACGGTACGAAGCGAGCTTCAGTCGGTTCGTGAAGACCTGGCCAATTGCCGGGCTGAACTACTGGACGCCCGCAAGGACATGCACCGGCTGCGTGAGAGCAACGAGGAACTGCGGCGCGCACTGACCGCTATCCGGGGAAACGAAAAGACCTAAGGGCCTTCCTAGCTGCCTTGGATAATACAGGTCGCGCACACGCTGCGGCACCATCCCCCATTGCGCACGGCACACATCGCACAACAGATCTTCCTGAGTGGCCTTGCGTCTGCATGGTGGCCCCGCCGTACACCGGCAACGGTATTGCTCACTAGGCGCCAGAAGGTCTGCCGAATATGCATGGTTGTCGTGGGTATTACAGCACACCTCGTTTCCTTTCGTTGCGTCTCACGATCAATGGAAAGATGAAGTGCGCCAACGTCTGGACCGCCGCGTAGCCAATAGCGCCAGCGATTAGCGGACGGTTAAGGATCAGCAGGCCCGCCCCCAGCAGGATCAGGTACGGGACAAAGGATGAGAGCGATACCCCGATTCTCATTCCGTGCGCCACCGTTCCATGACGTTGCCAAGCCTTGTAAGCCTCGCAGCCTCTATCGCCTGTTCTAGCGTGACGCCTTCCTGCAAGCTGAGATAGATGCCATAAGTCCACATGGGATGGCCGCGAGAATCAGGCAGCCGGTGATCGCAGATCTTGACTCCCCAGTATCGCCAGAGGCCAAGTCCCCTCACCACGGTTCCCCAGTGCTGGAACTTGACTTCCGTCTCGCGGTGAGTGTCGGCAGTGGTCAGGAGCAAGTCTCCCGGCTCTGGCAGGATGCGGCCTCTTAGTGCATGTAGGGCCATCCGTCTCTCATTTCATCCGTGGTCTCGACGTGCCCGCGTGACTCTAGACGATGCTGAGCGCGTCTTGTTAGCGTCTCGTTATCCCGCCTGCAATGATGAGGATGACACAGACTAGGATCACTGCGCATCCCAGCATGACTAGGATTACATAGCCGACCTTGCGGAGCATTCCGGGTTGCCCGGTCATCTTGACCCCTTCCCCTTCTGTCAGACCTTCCCAGCGCCATGCCCAGGACCGTGCCCACGGCCTGGCTGGGCCAGACTACGAGCTGGCCCAGCCAGACCCCCGCGGCGACGAAACACCATACCAGGATCTTGAGCGCGAAGAGCAGCAACACGAAAACGCCGAAAACGCACCAGAACCAGAAACCTCCGTGGAGGTATCCGTCCTTCTGGTGCGCTGACGGCGGGGGGAACAAGACCAGGTTGGCCTTGCGGATGGCCTGCGGTGCGAATGTCGTGAACACGGGAAGCCTCCCAGAAGCGGGCCTTGCCCCCCTAGCCCGGTTGGTTACTGCTCGTTCTGCCAGGATGACCCACGCGGGTCATTCGGTGCGGCCTGCACAGAACAGATGTTCGAGCCGCCGCTCGCATGGCCACTGGAAACGGTGAGCGCCTTGATGCCAGGGCCGGTGACCACGATCTTGCAGTGGATATCGCCGCCGCCTTCAAGCTGCGCATCCATCGAGTAATACTGCGCATCGCCCCTGAACCTCATGGAAGCCTTCCACGGCAACTGGTTGCCGTCGCCCAGGATGCCGAGGGTTCCGCCCCCGTCGCGGTTGTCTGAGTCGCTTCCGTAGGTGATGGACGGGTTGCCCGTGCCGGTCACGATGAAGTGAACGCGGGTCACGTGCAGCTCCGGGGTTGCCGCCGCTGGCGCCGCGGTCGGCGTACTGGCGGTGGCCGCTGGCTGCGCCTGGTGCTGACCAGGCTGAGGCGTACTGCCGCCTCCACTGACACCGGCCGCAACGCCTGCCAGCGCGAACACTCCTGCGAGCACGCCAAGCGAAGTAATGATCTTGTGTCGCCGGAACCAGCCCTTTCCGTTCGGCGGTCCTCTCGAAATCTCAGGTCCATGCCCTGAATCGTTCATGCCATCCCCATTTCGGTCTTGGAAGTTGACAGACCCAAGCTACTCCCCCCGAGGCCAACTTGTCGAGTCCTCCCTTGATCATGACGCCCGTGCCGCAGGCGGATGTCCAGCGAGGTTACGGGGACATCGTTTGTGAGTTCATACAGGGCTTCTGCCGTCACACCAAGGACGGCATAGCGGCGGGCTCAGGCGAGCAGATTGAGCTGAGAGGCTTTCAGCAGAACATCGCGGGCTGCGTGTACGCACGGCGGCCGGATGGCCGCTACAGGCACCGTGAGGCGCTGATAGGGCTACCGCGTAAGAACGGCAAGAGCGAGATCGGCTCAAGCTTCGCGCTTCAGGGTCTCATCATGGGCGGCGATGGTGCCGAGGTGTACTCCTGCGCCGCCGACAAGGAACAGGCCCGCATCGTCTTCGGTGTCGCCAAGCGCATGGTGGAGCTGGACGAAGAGCTTAGCGGTCTCATCAAGCCTTACCGCGATGCACTTGAGGTTGTGCAGTCGGGCTCCGTTTACAAAGTTCTGAGTTCCGAGGCGTTCACCAAGGAAGGGCTCAACCCGACCGTAGTTCTCTACGACGAATTGCACGCGGCGCCAACTGACGAACTGTATAACGTCATGTCGCTGGCCCAGGGCGCACGGCGCAACCCCTTGCTCATTGCCATCACGACTGCTGGCGTCATGTCTGACCAGACTGGCGGGGACTCGATTTGCTACCGCAACTATCAGCGCGGCTGCCGTGTGGCGAATGGCGAAGAGGAAGACGAAACATTTTTCATGGTCTGGTGGGGAGCGCCCAAGGGTGCCGATCACACTGACCCCGCGGTATGGAAAGCGGCCAACCCTGGCTTCGGTGACTTCCTTGATCCCGAAGACTTTGCCAGCACACTGAAGCGTGTTCATGAAAACGAGTTCAGAACAAAGAGGCTAAACCAGTGGGTGAGTTCTGCTCAGGCATGGCTTCCTGCGGGGAGCTGGAATGCCTGCCGCACTGATCGTGATTTCGTTCCTGGTGGGCTGGGCGTCGTGCTGGGTTTCGATGGCTCCCGTTCTCAGGACACGACGGCGCTCGTCGCGGTCACCGTTGACACAAGTCCTATGGTCAAAGTGCTCGGATTGTGGGAGCGCCCACCGGATAACGATTCGTGGACTGTCCCGCGCGGTGAGGTCAAAGACGCAATCAGGCAAGCCTGCCGTGACTATAACGTGCGGGAAATCGCCTGGGATGAGTGGATCTGGAACGACGCGGCAGAAGAGCTGACCGACGAAGGTCTGCCAGTTGTCATCTTCCAGCAGAACATCACCCGCATGGCACCGGCAACGCAGCGCTTCTACGAAGCGGTCACCACGCACCACATTGAGCATGACGGAGACCCGCGCCTCGCGCGGCATCTGGATAACTGCCAGCTCAAAACTGACAACCGCGGATCGCGGATCGTCAAGGACGCCAAGAACTCACCGCGGAAGATTGACCTTGGAGTTGCCGCGGTCATGGCCCTAGAGCGTGCAGCCTTCTGGCTCCATGAGCCAGGTGCCGACACCTATCAGTGGAAAGACAGCGCGGGGCAAACACATAGCAAGCTGGTAAAGGATATCGGCTTCGTCTGGTTAGTGCTTGGGGCAGATGTCCAGCAGGTAATCAGTAAACCAGCCTGTTTCGGTTAGCTGCTTGCGTGCTTCACGCAGATTCGGGGCCTGTATCTCTTCCACCGTGTCACAGTCGGGCCGGTCGCATTCAAAGCTATAGACCCTCACGATTATGTATGCCATGCGCCGACTCTATCACACCTGTCAACTTCCATATGAGGCAACTAATGTTCAGACTTGATTTCAAGGCCATCCGTAGTAAGGCCGTCGCTCAGTTCACCAAGGCCCGTGCGCTCGTCGCCGTGGAGCTGACAGGCGGCGCCGCGGTACTCGCGGGCATCGCCCACTACAACTGGCCCGCCGCGCTTGCTGTCGGCGGCCTGGCCGCAATCGTCGCGGTTGAAAGGCAGCCCGATGCCTGACCCGCAAAAGACCGAAGCCGTTTACTGGATTAACACCATGCGCGGCGAGCAGCCCCGCTGCCGTAAGTGCGATGGCATGCTCACGCGCGGCCCAAAGGGCGGCTTCGTTGAATCTGAATGCCCTACCTGTCATATGGAGCTGCGCCATGTACCCGCCGTGGAATCTCGTTGACAGCGTTTTTGGCCCGCTTCCTATTTGCCGAAGGTGCGATCAGCCCCTAACGCGGTCCTTTGAGGATAACAAGCCGAGTGAAAAAGAATGCCCTGCATGCGGAGCCATACTGGACTTTGATCCCGACCGCCCCCGTCCAGATCCACGATTCTGAAATGGGGGTGACACTGCGTGTCACTGTTCAATGCACGCACTGAGAGTCGCAGCTCCCTCATCCCCAACCCTTTTGAAAATCCCTCTGTACCGTTGTCGGCCCTTGGTCTTGACAATATCTCGGGGATGCTTCAGAGGTCGGACTCAGGCGAGCCTGTTACCGTAGACAGTTCCCTCGCCATTCCCACCATGTGGCGCTGCGTGGGATTGCTCAGCACCATCATCGCTGGCTGTCCCCTCCGCGCTTACAAGGTTGAGGGTAAAAAGGAGGTCTTTCCCGATCTCCTGTCGCCCGGCAACGGGAACATGCGCTACACGCAGTTTGAGTTGTGGGAGCTGGTTGTCTCTCACATCATGCTCTGGGGTAATGCGTTTGTCCTGAAGTGGCGTGACCCCACCATTGGCTTTGACGGCTACCGGCCCATTGCGGACCTGCGCCCAATAGACCCATCGCGGGTAACGGTCAAGGTGGACAAGCAGACCCGCGAGAAGATCTTTGAGGTTGCCCAGGTTGATGAAAACGGCAACCCGGTCCCGGGCAAGGCTCCCATCATCCTGACGACTTATGAGATCATGCACATCCCGGGCCTGGGTTACAACGGCCTGACAGGGCTCTCCCCGGTGCAGAACTCGATACGCACTCTGGGTACCGCTATCGCGGCCGACAAGCTTGCAGCGCGCTTCTATTCCAAAGGCACCCTGCTTTCCGGCATCGTCAACGTCAAGGCCCCCCTCTCCGACCAGACGCAGGCTGACTCCATCCGTGACCGCTGGATAGCCAGGAGTGGTGGCGTAGCGCATGGCGCTGAAGTCGCGGTGCTGGACGCCGAGACTACCTTTCAGCCGCTCACGATCCCGCCTGATGCCTTGCAGTTCCTTGAGTCGCGCAGATGGCAGACCACTGAGATTGCGCGGATGTTCGGCATTCCGCCTCACCTGGTGGGCGATGTTGAGAAGACCACTTCGTGGGGCACCGGAATTGAGCAGCAGAACATTGCCTTTGGCTCTTACACGGTCTCTAGCTACACGAACCGTATAGGCCAGCGCGCCTCGCGGGAAGTTATCCCGATGAGTACGCAGTTCTGTGAGTTCGATCTGAACCGCATCATGCGTGGCTCCATGGCTGAGCGCTTCTCGGCTTACGCGGTGGCCATCACGGCAGGCTGGTTGACCCGCAATGAGGCACGGCTCATGGAAAACAGGGAGCCGCTGAAGGGGCTTGATGTGCCGCTGATGCCGATGAACATGTCAGACGGAAGTGAGGCACCTTCGCCCACTGCGCCCGCTTCGCCGTCTGGCGGAAATCCCGACGCTGGCCCGAATGCAGGTGACTCCGTTGCTGGCCCTGGCAATTCCGGCATGGGCAGCACTGGCAGGGCAGCGCGTAACGGCAAAGTGCCAGACTACATGGAAGTGTGACTTAATGAGCGAGCTTGAGATTCGGCAGTTCACTGGCCGTGCTGCCAAGCCGACCGTTGGCAGTGGCAATAAACTGTCGGGCCGGGCGGCGCCATTCAACTCACCGACGATGATCGGTGGCGCTTTCCGTGAGCAGATCCACCCGAATGCGTGGAATAAGACGCTGGCGGACGGGGATCAGGTTCTACTGGACAACCACGACTCGGCGCGGCCTCTGGCGCGGCGGTCGGCGGGCACCCTGGAACTGCATGCGGGGCATAACGGGGTGAACTGGGAAGCGTCGGCGTCCAAGACGACCTATGCCCAGGACGTTCTAGAGAACGTAAGGGCTGGCAACTACGGCGGCTGCTCGTTCTCTTTCAATGTCACCAAGGGTGGTGACCATTGGGACGAGGATACCCCTGACGGAATCCCGCTGCGCACGCTCATGGACATCAAGGTCCGCGAGATCAGTATTGTCACCTTCCCCGCCTACGACGACACTTCCGTCCAGGCACGTAGCCAGGTTGACCTTGCGATGGAGTACCGCTATCGGTACTGGGCTCCCACTATGGAGAGCTACGCCGAAGAGCTGCGTGCCGCGAACAAGCCTTACGGCGACGTGGAATATGCCGACCCCAAGAACGGCAAATACCCCATTGACACGAAGGCTCATGCTAAAGCCGCCTGGTCATATGTGAACCAGGCCGACAACGCCGCCAAGTACCCGATGAACGGCGTAACGCTGTCAAGTGTCAAGGACAAGATCAGGGCAGCGTGCAAGAAGTTTGGCATCACGGTCTCGGATGACGAGAAGGACTCCGCGGTGCCTTTCGAGAATGTACGCCTGTATGAATGCGAAGACTTTGAGCTGCGCACCAGGGTTGATTACACCGATGAGCAGTGGTCGGCCCTGCAAGCGGAACTGAAGTGGCTAGACAGGAATCTCCTGATTCCTGGTGGTGAGCCGGATTCCTCCACTCACCTTACGAAGGAAGAGACCGCACTCCTGGCAAAGCGCATGGAAGACCAGCGCCGTGCCATCTATGAGAGCCGCAAGTCTTCCTTTGCGAAGTGAGTGTCAGCAACCAATAGGCTAGTGGAGGATTCCGATGCCTGGAATGAGTGAGCGCGAGCGGCGCATCCGTGAGGATCGCGCCAACGTGAAATGGCATGACTGCGGTCATGGAAAAGATGGACAAGGGTGAGAAGATCACCGTTGAGGATCGCAAGACGTTTGATGACGCCGAGGTGCGCCTTCAGGAGCTTGAGAAGGATCTGGACCGGGTTATCAAGTTCCAGACCGCGGAGCGGGCCAAGCAGGACGAGGCCGACAAGCGCGGAATTACGCGCGATGAGGCTGAAGGCAAGCAGGACAAGTACGCCAAGGCGTTTACGCAGTGGATGAAGCGCGGCGCGAGTGGCGTCAATGAAGAGCAGCGTGCCTCGCTGGACGCTAACGCCCTTCAGACGGCCGGTGCCGGTGTTGCGACCGCTGGTGGTTACCTGATTCCGCAGGGCTTCTGGCACAATTTGCAAGTCGCGCTGAAGGCTTATGGTGGCCTGCTCAATCTGTGCAATGTGATTCCCACCGATAGCGGGAATCCGATGCCGTGGCCGACGAACGACCCGACTTCTATTGTCGGCTCGTATATCACTGAAGGTAACCAGGCTGGTTTTCAGGATTACGTCTTCGGTCAGGGCATGCTCTTCGCCTGGACGATGACCTCTAACGTCATCCTGGCTTCGGTGCAGATCATTGAGGACACCGCGTTTGACGTGGATGCCTTCGTGAATGACCGCGCTGGTGAGGCGATTGGCCGCCTGATTGCCCAGGAGCTTCACACTGGCGCTGGCTCTGCCTCCAAGGCACTGACCGGGGTTCACACCGCGAATGCCGCCCTGGGCACCCCTCGCGTGTACCAGCCGACTGGCACTGACAGTCCCTTTACGCTGTCCTCGCCTTCGGTTGGTGTCCCCGCTCGTGCGGCTGGCCTGATCTCGTTCAACTCCATTGCCGGTATGGTGCGGTCGGTTGACCCCGCGTACCGCGCTGGCTCCCGTGCCGTTGACGGTTTCCAGGGCCGCGTGCCCGGTGCCGGTGGCTGCTACTGGGTTATGAACGACACGACCCTGACCAACCTGCGCGTCATCACGGATGGCTTCGGCCACCCGCTCTGGCAGCCTAACCCTCAGCAGGGCGAAGCTGACATGCTCTGGGGCTTCCCCTACCTGATTGATCAGAACGCGCCGGTTGTGGCGACGACCATTAGCACGGTCGGCGGCCTCTGGTTCGGTGATTTCCACCGGGCAATGGTTGTGCGGCAGGTCAACAGCGGCGGCATGATGCGGCTGACTGAGCGTTATGCCGATTACCTGCAAGTCGGTTTCCTGGTTCACATCCGCATGGATGCGCAGCCGAACGACATGCGGGCCGTGGTCGAGTACAAGACCAACTCTGCGTGATGGGTGGTGGGGCGCGGTTTGCCTCGCCGCGCCTCACCGCTCCACCAATCCTCTGGATTGGAGGTGAGGCTCCATGGCCACGATTGTAAGCCTGTCAGACGTTAAGGCTCACCTCCGGTACCCAACCGCCAACACCGCCGATGACGTTGCCCTACAGGGCTTCATTAATGCTGCCTCGGATGTCATCAATGCGGAATGCGGCATCGTCGTCCCGCAGCGCTTTAACGAGAGCTACGACGGCGGGGATTTTCAGATCTGGCTCCGTCACATCCCCATCGTCATGATTGAGAACATTGAAGAGGGCTGGGGTTTCACCAACTACGAGCTTGCCTATGTTCCGGTCAACTCGCCGTCAACGGCGAACATGTTTGCCTACTCGCTTGATGAGCCCAGCACGGGCCTTGTCACGCGCCGCTCTGGTGGCAACGTAAACATTCGCTTCGTCCAGGGTGAGAACAATATCCAGGTGACCTACACCGCGGGGCGTGATGTAATCCCCGGGGCTATCCGCCTCGCCGCGCTTGAGCTGATCGCGCATTGGTGGCAGGGCTCCCAGCAGCGGAGCATGGCCACTGGTGGCGGGTCTGGCAGTTATGACAACACGAACGTTGACTACTCCCGTGCCCTGAATGCGATCCCGCTCAACCAGGGAGTCCCTTACCGGATTCTGGAACTGCTGAAGCCGTTTCGCAGGCTTCCGATTATAGGCTGACATGCCTTCGTCTATACCAGGTGCAGTCTCACACCTCTTCTCCTTGCTTACAACCGCGTTTGCCGCACAGACGACAACGCAGGTTTACATGGGGGCAACGCTCTCGACCTACGTGTCCCCTCTAACCGTCCAGATCCTTGGCTGGTCTGGTGACCAGCAGCCCGCGGAACTAGGGCCAAGCTATCGCCGTGAAGAGACCTTTGCTATCGCTATGGAAATAGCGAGCTGGGCTGGTGACCAGGATTACATGTCACGCCAGACAGAGGTCATGGCTGCGTTCGGGATTGTATCCCTAACAGTGGCAAATAACTGGA